GTAAAGGTTATGAGCACCGATGACGCAAGACTACGCCGCGGGCTTAGGGAACTAGATCGACTAATAATCTCTAATCTAAGTCTTTTAGGCTTTACTCCTGCGGATCGAAGCAAGCTAGGAGTAGCCGAAGTAAAAGCTATGAGTAAATTAGAAGAGTTGCAAGCAAGAAAGGCAAAGCGTGTGGCCTCCACAATGGCTAACCCCAGTTCCGCCGAATCTAATTGAGTCTGGCGAGGGTGAGCTAGTAATTGACTTTGCCGAAGCCTTCGGGATTATTACTAAAGATTCGATAGCCGGTCGAGCCGGAGAGCCGCTAATACTGCGAGACTGGCAGAAAGAGCTAATTAGAAACATCTTCGCAGGGGATGAAAATGGATATAGACACGCCATCTCACTAGTTCTCATGCCGCGCAAAAATGGCAAGTCCGCTCTTGGCTCTATTTTTGGACTTTACTCTCTTATCCTCGGAGGAGGAAGCGGCGGTAATGAGGTTTATTCGGTGGCCGCAGAAAAGGAACAGGCTCGAATTGTTTTCTCGGATGCAAAGCGTATGGTCGAAGCATCGCCAGAGCTTAGCTCTATGACCAGACTTTATAGAGATGCTATTGAAGTTCCCTCTACTGGATCCGTCTATCGAGTTCTATCGGCGGAGGCATATTCGAAGGAAGGTCTAAACCCTTCGGCGGTAATTTTTGACGAGCTTCACGCGCAACCTAATCGAGAGCTATTCGATGTTATGTCTCTAGCTATGGGAGCAAGAGGTCGATTAGCAACGCTTATAGCAATAACTACCCCAGGAGTTCGCACCGATAGCACCGGCAAGGACTCAATCGCATTTACTCTCTACCAGTATGGGCAGAGAATCGCCAGAGGAGAGATTGAAGATCCAACTTTCTTTATGGCCTCTTGGGAAGCACCTATAGAAGCAGACCACCGACTACCGGAAACCTGGGAGATTTCCAACCCAGGCTACGGCGATATCTGTTCCGCCGAAGATTTTGAGTCGGCAGTTAGAAGAACACCAGAACCGGAATTTAGAACTAAGCGATGCGGTCAATGGGTATCTAGTGCTATTAGTTGGCTACCTACAGGCTCTTGGGAGGCTTGCGCCGGAGAGGTAGATCTAAAAGATAAAGACTACATAATCGGATTTGATGGCTCTTTCTCGGGTGACTCGACTGTTCTAGTAGGAGTAACTATCGAAGAGACTCCGCAAATCTTTATGATAAAAGCCTGGGAGAAAGACCCGAATATCCACGATGATACTTGGCGTGTAGATATCCTCGATGTCGAAAACAAGATTAGGGAGTTTGTCGCAGCGAATCCTAATGTAAAAGAGATAGTCTGCGACCCCTACCGCTGGCAACGCTCAATGCAGGTTCTAGCCGAGGAGGGCTACCCAATAGTGGAGTATCCTTCCACTAATGCGAGGCGCATGGTGCCGGCGTGTGCGAAATTCTTTGATGCTGTAGTCGAGGGCAGGGTAATACAAGATGGAGATCCCTTACTAGCCAGGCATCTTTCTAATGCTGTAGTAAAAACCGACAATCTAGGAGTAAGAATAGTGAAAGAGAATAGAGCATCCTCGAGGAGGATAGATGCGGCTGTATCTGCCGTAATCGCCTTCGATAGAGCGACTACAAGTAGAATAGAACCCGAACAACTTACCCCAGGTGTCTATGTTTTCTAAATTAGTAATAGGGCTTCAAATTGCGGGAGCGGCGCTAATTAGTTTAGGTGTAGGCCTAATTTATCTACCTATCGGGATTATGACTCTAGGGGTATTCGCTGTCCTATTCGGTTTAGCGCTAGAGAGGCGAAATGCTAAATAATCTTTTCGAGAAGAGAGCAGTTACCCCTAATACCCTTTGGGGAGCAGGACTTGACTTCGAGCTACAGAATAACTCCGGCACTTTTATAAATGAAGAAAATGTTTATAAGCTCTCCGGAGTATCAGCCGCGATCTCTCTAATCGCTGGAACTATCTCGACTCTTCCAATGGATGCTTGGATTAGGCGAGATGGTCAGAAGCTACTAATGAGGCCTAAGCCAGACTGGGTAAATAGACCAGATATCTCTTTTGTGGATAGAACTCCCTTTATTAGCTCGATTATCTCGAGTCTTATGCTGGATGGAAACGCTTTTATCCGAATCTTCCGCGATGAAGAGGGATTACCGATAAATCTAGTAGTCCTAAACCCTACAAAAATGGAAGTAAAGCGCGGTAGAAATGGCCGAGTAGTTTTCCGCTATGAGGAAGATAACAAGGTTTATACCTCGGATCAGATTCTCCACATTGTTGAATCGGTAATGAGGCCAGGGCAAATCCGCGGCGTATCTCGAGTCGAAGAAATGAAAGATGCTTTAGGTCTAGGGCTAGCTCTCGATGCTTACGCTCAAAGATTCTTTGGTCAGGGAACTTCCGGTAATTATGCTTTAGTAACTCCGCAGTCTCTTACCGAGGATCAGGCTAAGACCCTTGCTAAATCGGTAGATGCTAGGCATGGCGGTTGGAGAAAAGCGCATAAGACTTTAGTTCTGCACTCCGGATTAGATATCAAAGATATCGGAGTAGATCCAGAAAAGACTCAGCTACTAGATTCTCGAAGAATGTTCATCGAAGATCTATGCCGAATCTGGAACATCCCTAGCCATATGATGAACCTGCCTGGAACTAATACTTATTCATCGGTTGAAGCTACACAAATAGAGTTTGTTACACATACGCTCAGGCCCTATGTGGCGATTATCGAGAATACTCTTTCGACTTTGCTACAGGTTTATCCAAATGGGCAAGGCGCTTTTATCGAGTTCAATATGAACAGCCTTCTAAGAGGAGATGCCCAGTCTCGATTCGCCGCTTACTCGCAGGGCATCCAGGCCGGAGTTTTGACTTCCAATGATGCGCGAGTAGCCGAAGGTCTTTCTAAGATCGAGGGAGGCGATGTTCTAAGAGTTCCCCTAGCGAATGTGAATATCGATGCCGCCGATCTATCTGCTACCGATAAAAGAGTCCTAATGGCGCAGAGACTTATTGTTGCCGGCTTCGATCCCGCTGAAACTTTAGCGGCTATGGGATTACCTCCGATAGCGCATACTGGTATTCCGAGTGTTCAGCTACAGGGATTAGCGCAACTAAATCCCGAAGATCCGCAGTCAATCTATCCGGAGGGATAATGCAATCACCCGCGACTCTAAACCTAAATTGCTGGCAAGGTGCATCTTTTGATTACAACCTTACTTGGCTACTAAATGGAACTGCGGTAAATCTAACCGGCTACTCCGCAAGGATGCAGGTAAGAGAGAGCTACGATGCGCACACTGCGGTAATTAGCCTTACTAGCGGAACGGGAATTACTCTCGGAGGAACAGCCGGCTCGATTCTTATCGAAGCGAGCGCAACTACAACCGCGGGAGTTCCATCCGGTCAGTATGTTTATGATTTAGAGCTAGTAACCTCGGGAGGCTATGTAACTCGATTACTCGAGGGAAGTTACGGCGCCAAACACCGCAACTATTACGACTAGTGGAACTTTTAGCGCGACTGTAAATCAAAATCAAGCAACTCTAATAGATAATATCATTGGCGCTACCGCAATCGCCGAACCTGCCTATATCCAATTCAATGTAAATTCTGTTCCCTCGATCCAAGTAGGTCGCATTGGCTGGAATGATGCCGATAAAACCCTAGAGCTAGGCATGACCCCGACTGTAAATCAGAATGTCGGGCAAGAGCTATTTATCTTGGCAAAATCTTCGGATGGAACTGAGCGCACTAAAGGCAAAGCAATATATGTAACAGGATCAGATGGCAATAATAAACTTGTCTCCTACGCTCAGGCGAACTCAGAGATTACTAGCTCAAAAACTATCGCAGTTATGGCAGAAACAATTAGCGGTGGAAGCAAGGGGTTTGCAGCTAGCTTTGGACTTGTTAGAAACATAAACACTAACGGACTAACCGAAGGTGCGGCGGTCTGGCTTTCCCCAACAGTTCCTGGTGGCCTAACTTCGACAAAGCCAATCCCGCCAAACAACTCAGTATTTATTGGCTACTGCGTTAGAGCTAACCAAAACAATGGTGTTTTATTCGTCAATATTCAGAATGGATATGAACTAGATGAACTTCACAATGTAAAGTTCAATGGTCTAACCGATGGGCAATCGCTTGTTTATGATTCCGCAACTAATCTTTGGGTAAATGAAACAGTCTTAGGACAACCGACAGTTTTATCTATCGGAACAGTTACAAGCGGAACAGTAGCCGCGGTAACAGTTTCCGGAACAGCGCCTAGTCAAACTCTAAACTTTGTTTTACCTAAAGGCGATAAAGGCGATACCGGATCGACAGGTGCAACCGGAGCGACTGGATCTCAAGGCCCGCAAGGCGTAAAGGGAGATAAGGGAGACACCGGAGCAACTGGAGCAACTGGTCCTACTGGTGCAACAGGCCCGCAAGGTATTCAGGGTATCCAAGGCCCGAAAGGCGATACAGGCGATACAGGGCCAACAGGAGCAACAGGCCCGCAAGGCGCACAGGGAGCGCAAGGAATACAGGGCATACAGGGAGAAAAGGGAGATAAAGGCGATAAGGGAGATACCGGCGATACTGGCCCGACTGGGCCAACCGGCGCTACTGGCGCAACTGGTCCTCAAGGCCCGCAGGGTATACAAGGCGCGACTGGGCCGCAAGGTGCTACCGGAGCTACTGGCCCGCAAGGCCCATCGGGAGTTATTACCGCTAGCTCTCCGCTTATTTATACAGCGGAAACCCAAAGTATTTCTATAGATCTAAATGCCGGAGGCATGACTATAAATGGCTCCGCAGTTGCTTTAGGTGGAACAATAGTTGTAGAAGCGAGGCTTGGATAATGCCATATTTTATTTCAAAGAATAATCCCGATTGCGCTCAAGGGGAGTGGGCAGTCGAGAAGGAAGATGGCGAAGTAATCGGATGCCACTCTACTAAGCAATCAGCTATCGACCAAATGGTAGCTGTATCTATTGCGGAAAAGATAGAGCCAGGCGGAGAAAGAGCTAGACCTAATGAACTAGAGGTTGGAGACTATGTTTCTTGGAATAGCTCCGGAGGTCGCGCTCGAGGAGAAATTGTTCAAATTGAAAGAGATGGAACTATAAATGTTCCAGATTCCGATCTTGTAATTACTGGCACTCCGGATGATCCTGCCGCTTTGATTCAGATCTATCAAAGAGTCGAAGGCGGATGGGATGATACCGATGTGTATGTCGGTCATAAATTTTCAACGCTAACAAAGATAGCGCCTTTAGAAGAGCCAATGGATGAACCCGATGATCTAGATGAAGATGAAACTAGACAAGTAAATCTCGAAGCGCCTAGCTATATGCGCGCTAGTGCGAGAAGAGGCCTCGAGTGGTATTCCGAGGGATTAGGCGGAGATGGTTTAGTCGATAGGACTATTAGAGAAGCTCGGCTAATGGCGGAAGGAACAGTATCCGCCGATAAGTGGAAGAGAATAGCCGCTTGGATTGCTAGGCACATAGTAGATCTAGATTCTCCCGATGCTAACCCTAACTCCGATAACTTCCCATCGCCAGGAGTTGTAGCTATGGCTCTTTGGGGCGGAGGGATTTCCAAAAGATCTGCTCGGCGTGCGCAAGCATATGCCGAAGGTGTTGTTACTAGACTAGAAGCAGAGCAGGAAAGAGCGCTAATGAAACAACAGCAGAGAAACTTTGACGCCGATTTTGAGATTCGGCAACAAGGTGAAGGAATGACCTTTGTTGGCTATGCCGCAAGGTTCAATTCGCCTTCCGAAGATCTAGGCGGATTTGTCGAGACTATCGAGCCAGGAGCTTTTAGAAGTTCGCTAAAGAGCCGGAATGATGTAAAGCTATTAGTAAATCACGATACCGGAAGGGTTCTAGCTTCATCTCGAGCTAAGACTCTCCGACTAATGGAAGATGAGAAAGGCCTAAGAGTCGAGGCCGATCTCCCTAATACAACTGATGGCCGCGATATGGCGGAATTATTGCGCCGCGGTGATTTGTCAAAAATGAGCTTTGGATTCTCAGTAAAGCGCGATGCTTGGAATACTGAGATGACTCAGCGAACCCTAAAGTCTGTAAGACTATTTGAGGTGTCGATCGTGAGCTTCCCCGCATATCAGGAAACCGAAGCAAGTGTAAGAGCGCTAGATAAACTCGCTATCCGCACCGGAGTAGATGCCGATACTCTTGCCGATGTAGTTCTAAAGCTCGAGGAAGGCGCTAACCTTACCGAGGAAGAATCCGAGATTATCAAGAAGGTTGTAGATACCCTTTCCCCTACCGCGCAGGTAGAAGAGGAAAAGGCAGAAGAGCCTTCTCTACTAGACCTAAAGCGTAAGCAACTTGACCTACTACTAAAGAGGAACTAATGGCAAGCAAAGAACAAATCAAAAAAGTAATTCTCGATCTAGCGGGTAATCCTTCCGTTGGCGCTATCTACTCTCTTAGCGATAAGTGGGCAGAGGCTATCTGGAAACTAGACAACAAAGATGTCGCGCCAACTGAGCGCGATAACAACAGCGGCCTAACGGCGAGCGCCGCTATAAAGGAAACTCGCATTATCAAACCTACTGAAACGCGCAACCCCTGAGCGCAAGGTTTTAGCGAGCATCCACCCGGCGAGGTCTTATCCTTTCTACTCGCCGGGTTTTCCTTTTGTAAGCATGGTGTAACATAAAACTATGGTTGAGCGTTAGCGCCACCTGTTCAGTATCGCGTTAGCGCGGCTGAGTTTTCTAAATAACATAGGAGAAAAGCCAAATGTCACAGTCCTTTATCAAGGCACAGGCTGAGGCTCGATCAAAGGCGTGGGAAGAAGCGAAGGCACTTCTTGACACAGCCGCATCCGAGAAGCGCGACCTAACTGCAGAAGAGCAGGACAAGTTCGACCGCATCAATAAGGATCTTGACGAGCGAGCAGCCGCTATCGAGACAATCCGCAAGGCAGAAGAGCGCGAGGCAAAGGCCGCCGCAGCTACTAGCGGATTCGAGGTAGCAGAAGTTACCAAGTCAGATTATGACTATGTCCGCGCACTCGCAAAAGGTGAGATTCGCTCTCACGCTTTCGAGACTCGTGGAACCCTAACCCCATCGGGATCTTCCGGTCTAGTTCCACAGAGCTTTGTGGCTCGTGTATATGATCTGGCTCGTGAAGTTGGACCGATGCTCGATGTATCCGACCGCTTCGACACGCAGTCTGGCGAAGATCTCAAGATTCCTGTGCTCACTGCTTACAGCACTGCTGGACTTGAGGCCGCAGGTGCGGAGATTGACGAGAGCGAACCCACTTTCTCATCCATTACCCTGCAGGCATACAAATACGCTTTCTTGGTGCCGGTGGCTCGTGAGCTTATCGATGATGCGGGAGTGGATATTGCAGAAGTTCTCGCACGCCAGGCCGGTAACGCAATTGGTTATGCAGTAAATGCTGCACTTACCACTGGTGACGGAAACGCAAAGCCAAATGGTCTATTCACTGCCGCTGGAACTGGTGTATCCGGCACGATCGCAGGCGGACTATTTACGGCAGACCAGCTCATTGACCTCGTATATTCCGTTGATGGCGCTGTTCGCAGATTGCAGGGAACTGGATTCATGATGTCTCCATCTGCTATCCGCAACGCACGCAAGCTCAAGGACAACGATGGACAGTATCTGTTCCAGCCAGCTCTAACAGCCGCAACCCCAGACACGCTACTTGGATTCCCAGTATTTGAGAATCCAGCGGTGGCCGCTGTTGGTTCAGCTGCCGCAAGCGTGGGCTTTGGATACCTGCCTTCATACAAGGTTCGCCTTGCCGGAGGCCTGAGAGTAGACAGAAGCGATGATTACAAATTCGCCAATGATCTCAGCGTATTCAGGTTCATGATTCGCGTGGATGGTGACCTTAGCCACCAGGAGCACTTCAAGATTTTCAAGGGTAGCGCAGCCTAGTCTTAGAAATCTAAGCGAAACCCTCGGACAAAATCCGAGGGTTTTTGCTATTCTCTAGGTAGAAAGGAAAATATGAAAGTAGAAAATCTAGATCTAACTATTAC